AATCCCTCGGTTTTATTGCCGTATCTTGTACCCCTAGTACTGCATTCCAAGGCGGTGCAGTTGCTTTATATAGTCATTATCATACGCAAGGCGCTAACGGGTTTACTGATATGCAGTTGCATAATGAAAAAGGAATTACGATATCTAGATCAAATGGAGATTTAACTATTACAAATAATCACGTCGATGGTTATGCCGCTAAATACGTCGTGAAAGTCTTAAATTTAACAGATTTTGCTAGCACAGTTGCGGGAACGTAAAATTACGAATTAACAAACTAAAAGGGTAAGGGTTACCCATATTAATTAAATAAGAGTAAATTATGAAAGAAATAGAATCAATAGAAGTATGGCAGAACGGAACAATTAAAACTGCTGTAAAATTACAAGCATACGGGACAAGCGTAACCTTGGGACAAGCAGCCTCTTTTTATTGGCAACTGATAACAGAAGAAGGTTATCAAGTATCAAAGGGAGAACTCAGTATTAGTGGTGAGCAATACGCTGCGTGGGGTGCTGATGATAATTACGTTTACACAATTATAGCCGAGGATTTAAATCTAGTGATTGTAGGTGATTGGGTTGATCCATCGGTAGACGCATCAGCATGAATTTAGAATTAAAACGATTTAGTTCACAAAGTGATTCTACTTTAGGATTACTTTTTGTGGATGGTGAATTTGAATGCTTTGTTCTAGAGGATGAGAGTAGGGATATAAAAGTTAAAGGTGAAACAAGAATACCTTGTGGCTCTTATGATATCAAAAAACGTGAAGTAATAAGTGGATTAACCAAAAAGTATAGGGCAAAATTTGATTGGTTTGATTATCATTTTGAAATACAAGGCGTAAAAGACTTTAACTATGTATATTTGCATATAGGGAATGACACATCCAATAGCGATGGTTGTTTACTGCTAAATAATGGAATAAAATCTAATGCACATGGGTTAAGCCAAAAGAACAACGGCACAGATAGCACATCAGCATTTAGAAGATTATACCAAAAGATGAGTAAAAATGAATGTATAACAATTAATATAACAGACAATGTTTGAGAATAAAACAATCACATTTAAGGAAGCAGAAGAATATCACAAAGGTTTAATGCTTTTAACCAACGCGGTAGAATCTTCCGAAAAAGGAGTAGGTTTAGATTTAACCTATAAACTAATACAAGGATTAAAAAAGATTGAGGAGCAAGTTGAATCAATCAATAAGGCTAGGACTAAATTATACGAGGTTTACGGCACTTTAGATGATAAAGGTGTACTTACACCACATAAAGGAAAAGAAGACATTCTAGAGCCTCTAAATAAGGATATGGAAGAGTTTCTTGTTAAAGAAGATGAGTTTAGTTTAATTAAGGATAAAATTAAAGTTGAGGATATAAAACATCTCATATTAAAGCCAAGTTTCTTGATTTTATGGGACAAATATCTTGAAGGATTAGAAGAATATGAATGATAGTACAAGAAATGTAAGGGCATATATTTATGGGTTGTTAGACGGTAATATAACTCATGATGGAAGTGGTGTTACTGTAGTAAATAAAGCTACTGATCAGACATCATATCCTTACATTGTAGTACAAGCAACCGGTATGGTTGATGATTCATTAAAAGATAGATTTGGGGGTGTGTATGAGGTGCAAGTCCAAGTACACACTAAATACCCATTAAATTATGGAGGACAAGATGATTGTGATGACATATCAAACTCAATTCTCCAAACAATAAGATTAAGGAATGCTACATCAGATTTCGGTGCTGATACAATGTATATGTTTAAACAGACTAACCAAAGATACCTTGAGGATGATGATGGGCAATACGAGTATTTTACTAAAATTATAGTTTTTGAAGCAAACGTACTAAGTGATGCTTAATGGTACATTATTCGTTCTATATATTAATAATGATAAACTTTTACTTTCAAAATCTCATTCTATTGAATTTAATGGGAATGCGGTTGATGCAAGTTATAAGATACCAAGCGAAAGAATTGTCGGGGATGGTTATTATTGGGAATCCGCTAACTTAAATTGGGAGTCGGCTAATTTAAATTGGGAGGATGTTACATTTTCTACTGAAGTAAGCGGTTGGAAAGAGTTTATGATGGGTTATAAGTCGGGCAGTTTTTCTGTTGAAGGATTGCTTACTCTTGATAGAAGCACTCAATTTTGGGATACAACAGATTATTTTTGGGAATTATTTAATGTAGAGTGGGAGGATGGAGCCATAGAACCAAACCCATCAGCCACCTTGGATGAGTTATTAATAACAAGAGAAAAGGTTAGATTTGATATAATAAGCAATTCAAACTATACTCTTTTTAGTGGTATGTGTAGAGTAAATAATTATGCTTTAGTTGCTAATAGTGAAGGGGCTATGTTTTATAATGCTGACTTTACCATTACAGGAGCATCATCATAATACTTTATGTATTTTTTATTTATCTTTGAGTAAAATATTAAAAAATGGCTGCAATTAACGGAACAGAATTAACATTATATATCCCTTCAGTAAAAGTTGGGGGAACAACACCTAGTTGGATAGCAATAGGATTATCAAAATCTGCTAGTCTTTCATTAGCTGCTGAAATGGGTGATGTATCAACTAAAGATTCTAGTGGGTGGAATGAATCACTCTCTTTGATGAAATCTTGGACGATAGACTTTGAGGCATTGGTTGACTTGGATGTAGCATCAGCGGATCCAAATACCGCAATAAATATCTTACCCTTATGGGAATACTTTAAAAACGGAGATAAAATAAAAATAGCTTGGGGCAAAAGTGGTGCTTATTGGTATGGTGATGCTTTCATTACTTCTTTAGAGGAAAGTGCTGAAGCAGAGCAGCCTGTTAGCTTTAGTGGTTCACTACAAGGAACAAGTGTATTAGCGCTTGGTGCTACTAGTCCTCCAACTTATCCTACATAATTAACTAATTAATTAAATTTTATGGCAACAAACAAACACAGAGGTACTTGTATCATCAACATTGGTGGCAAGAAAAGAGGAGTAATCTTTAATATGAATACTTATGCAATATTTTGTGAAGGTATGGATATTGAGATTAGTCAAATAGAGGAAGTCTTTAACGGAAGAAAACAACAGAAAGGATTTTGTTGGTTAATATATTCGGGATGTGTTGCTTATGATGAAAAGAATGGGAATAATTTAGATTATGACATACATGATTTTTATGATTGGGTTATGGACATGAGCGAAAAAGATACGGAGTTAGTTACAAAAACAATGTTATCATCTAGGCAATTAAGTAATGATTCTAATAATGGTGTTTCAAGAAATGTTGTTGAAGCAACTGATGAGAATACTTTAAAAAAAAATTAACAACTTTTGAGGATATTTTAGATCAAGCAATAGGGACTTTGGGTATAATGCCCGAAGTTTTTTGGTTATTGACTTGGGCAGATTTTATGAGGTTATTAGAATCTCACGTATACCTACAAAACCAAGATTGGGATAAAGTAAGGTACCAATCCACAATGGTAGCCAATTGTTCCATGGGCAGAAAAAAGGTTATAAAACCAAAAGATTTATTTCAATTACCACACGACAAAGAATATAAGAAAAAAGTTGAATTTCCATCCAAGGAAGAGATTAAAAGTGTTCTAGGAAAGTCTGTGCAATTGCCTATTTAATATTAATTAAATTTGTATTATGGCTGATGAACAAAAATTAATAATAAAAACCATAGCGGACACTAAGGGATTCACTAGTGGATTAAATAGAATGCAGTCGGGATTAAAAAAACTCGGAGGTGTTTTTAGCGCAGTTGGTGGAGCGTATGCTGCTTCAAAAATATTTAACATTGGAAAAGATTTAGTTAAGGTATCTGCTGAACTTGAAACGGTAAATAGAAGTTTTGAACGAAGTTTTGGTTCCTTAACTAAAACGGTAGATACTGAGTTAAATCAACTTTCTGATACCTTGGGTAGATCCACTACAGTTTTAAAGAAGGGTGCGATATCATTTAATTCATTCTTTCAAGGATTGGGTTTTGCTTCACAAGAAGCCGCTAAAATGTCTGTTAGTATGCAAAGCTTATCAGTAGATTTAGCAAGTTTCTTTGGCATACAGGATACAAATGCACAGAAAAGATTTATAGCAGCATTAGCGGGTTCTCCGGAAGTACTTGATCAGTATGGTATAAACTTAAAACAAACTGCTCTTCAACAGGAATTGTACAACATGGGTTTAAAAACCACAGTGCAAAACACTAGTGAAGTGGTTAAAACTCAAGCAAGATTAAATGTCATAATGCGATCAATGACTGCTGCGGGCATATTAGGCGATGCAGCACGTGCTGCCACAACATATGCGGGTAAAATAAAAGAACTAAATGCTAATTTCTTAAAATTTAAGGAGAATATAGGAGGAACAGTTAAACCATTGGCTTCTTTTATAGTTGATGTATTTAATGATTTACTGAAAGAATTTAATGATGATGTTAAGGCAATAGCTGATAATATAATTCGTTTAAGGGAATCTCTAGGAATAAATAGTGATAACGATAATTTAAGAAAAGAGTTCGGGATGAAATCCGAAAAGGAAGAAGAAGCTGAAAATATAAAAAAATCAATAAAGCTAACAAAAGATTTTGCCTATCAATCTAAAGTATTAAATATGTTAGGTAAAGAAAAGCTAGAGCTTTTTTATAGGTTAACAGAAGAGCAGAAAAAACTTAGTTTACTTGCTGAAATGAATAACGACGAAGCTACTCGATTTATTTTTATTCAAAATCAATTACAAGTAATATCAAAAGAAATAGCCGAGCGAGAAAAAGCAAGGGCAGATTCTTTTGCGTCAGTAGTTAAAGAATCTGAAAAAAGAATAGAAATACTTAAAAAAGAATTTGAATTTCAAAAAGAATTACAAAAAATTGATGAATTAAAATATCGTGATTTACTTGATCA